CACCTTTAAACATAGATGTATGCAGAATGGCTTATATTTCATACCTTAGAAAGCTGGGTGGTTATAACAAAAGAAGCGGTAGCGGAGATATGGCTGAAGAAAAGACAAAACTAACAGCAGCCCAAGCCAGAAAAGCAGAATTAGAAGTAGAAGAAATGGAAAGCAATTTAATTCCAGCACAATTAGTAGAAGATACATGGATTAGCTACATAGCAAACGTAAGAGCAAAGCTATTAGGATTGCCAAGCAGAATTGCACATCAAGTAATTACAGTTGATAAATACCCAGAAGTAGAATTAATAATAAAAGAACAAGTGCATGATGCACTTAATGAATTGAGTGAAAATGGAATACCAGCAAAATATAGAAAAACTGATACAGAACTTGAATCAGACATGGACACCGCCAAAGAATCTTAAAATATCTGATTGGGCGGATCATTACAGAAAACTATCACCTGAATCTTCTGCTGAAGCTGGACAGTGGCGAACTGATAGAGCTGAATACCAACGCGAAATAATGGATGCTTTTAACGAGCCTGATATACAACGCATAATATTTATGAAGTCAGCTCAAGTTGGAGCTACCGAGATTTTATTAAATGTTATTGGATATTATATAGATCAAGACCCAGCTCCTATGTTGATTATGCAACCAACATTAGCTATGGCTCAAGCCTTTAGTAAAGACAGGCTAGCAACAATGATAAGAGATTCAGATAAAATAAAAGATTGTGTTAAAGATGCTAGAAGTAGGGATAGTGGTAATACAGTTTTATCTAAAAAGTTTGCAGGTGGTAATTTAAATATAGTTGGTTCTAATTCTGCTGCTGGTTTAGCATCAAGACCAATTAGAATAGTATTAGCTGATGAAACTGATAGGTATGAATCAAGTGCTGGTGCAGAAGGAGATCCTATATCTTTAGCAACTAAAAGAACAACTACCTTCTGGAACAAAAAGATTTATATGTGTTCTACTCCAACAATAAAAGGACTATCAAGAATAGAAACTGCATTTGAAGAATCTGATAAACGTTATTACAACGTGCCATGCCCTGAATGTAATACTAAACAAATACTTAAATGGAAAAATGTCATTTGGGATGAAGGTAAACCAGAAACAGCAGCTTATGCTTGTCAGGAATGTGGATCTGTAATTGATGAATCAAAAAAGCAATGGATGTTAAAGCATGGAGAGTGGATAGCTACAGCTCCTAAATCAGATACAGCAGGTTTTCATATATCAGAATTGTATAGTGTTTGGTCAACATGGGCTGATATGGCTAAAAACTTTCTTGAAGCTAAAAAGCAACCTGAAATGTTAAAGACTTGGATAAATACTGCACTTGGCGAAAGTTGGGAGGAGCAAGGCGATACTGTTGAATACGAAACCTTGTTAGAACGTAGATTAAATTATGATAGTACATCCATACCAGAAGAAGTATTAATTATAGTTGCAGGATGTGATACGCAAAAAGATAGAATCGAAGTAACTCTTACTGGTTTTGGTCGTAATTACCAAGCATGGGTAATAGATCATCTTATATTCTGGGGTGATCCCAACGCAAACAACGTCTGGCAAGACCTAGATGCATTTTTAAAGAAAAGATTTAAGACTGAATCTGAAAGAATTATACCTATATCTTGTACTTGTATTGATTCTGGTGGTCTATCAACTAACCAAGTTTACCAATTTACTAAGCCAAGACAGGCAAGAAGGATATTTGCGGTTAAGGGTTTAAGTGTTGCAGGTAAGCCAATTGCTAATAAACCTAGTTTTGTTGGTAAAAATAAGGCTGTTTTATATGGTGTTGGTACTGATTCAGCTAAAGAAGCTATATTTGCAAGATTAACAACAGATGTTGACAAAACTACACTGCATTTTCCAAGCGATGTTGATGAAGAATACTTTAAACAGCTTACAGCAGAAAAAAGAGTAGCTAAGTTTATAAGAGGAAGAAAATCATTAGTCTGGAAACAGATACGCCCTAGAAATGAAGCGTTAGACTGTTTGGTCTATTGCTTTGCTGCTATTTACATTTTAAATCCAAATTGGGATGTAATAGAGACAAAAATACTTACAGGTGATAAACAAAGCATACCAAAAGATATGAAAAATCCATCAAACAGACAAAGAAACCGACAAAACAGCAATTTTGCTAATAGTTGGAAAGATATATAAAACTTACTTTGTACTGTTGACTTTTATATTTTGGCTCATAGCTTTAATAGTAGATATATCTATTATTATTATGAGGTCTTTAATTGAGCAACGTATTTAATTCAGCCAATTATCCAAATGAAGTACCGCCTGTTTTACAAAAAGGTGATTACTGGGCGTGGAAAAGAACAAGTTTATCCGAAGAATACCCAGTAGCTTCATTTTCATTAAAGTATAAATTTCATTTAATTAGTGGCACTACTGCTTCTAATTTTGTTATTAACGCAACTGAAAGCGGTAATGATTATATTTTTGCAAGTTCAAGCACATCTTCTCAAACTGCTGGTGATTATCGCTGGACAGCTATTGTAGTAAGAACATCCGATCAGGTTGAAGCAATACTAAATGAAGGATATTTAACGATTGTTGATGATGGTGCAAGATCACATGTAAAAATTGTGCTCGATAGTATAGAAGCTGTTATTGAAGGTCGAGCAAATATGGATCAAAGCAGTATGTCTATTGCTGGAAGGTCATTATCCAGAATGTCTATTGATGAATTAATGACTTTTAGAGATAGATATAAAACTGATTGGCTAAAAGAAGTAAAAATGGCAAGAATTAAAAATGGCATGGCTTCTGGAAATACTATTGGAGTTAAATTTTAATGGCTTGGTATAGCAGAATTTTAGGTTTAGATAATACTACACCGCAAAAAAAACAAACATTTAAAAGAAGTTACTCTGGTGCAAGCACTGGAAGGCTATTTGCAGACTTTGTAACCGCGTCTACAAGTGCTGATGCTGAAATAAAAGATAATATAAGAATACTAAGAGATAGGGCTAGAGAACTTGCAAGGAATGATAGTTACATAAGCAGATACTTAAATCTGATGGTATCTAATGTTATCGGAAAGCATGGCGTAAGAATTAGCAGCAAGAGCAGAAATGACAATGGTTCATTAGACCTTGCTGCAAATCAGCTTATTGAAAGGTCATGGAAGGAATGGTCAAAACTTGGTAATTGCACTGCAAATGGAAGATTGAGCTTTTTAGATTGCCAAAAAATATTTATTGAATCTTTATGCAGGGATGGCGAAGTATTAATAAGAAAAATTAAATCAAATGATTCTCCTTTTGGTTTTACATTACAGTTTTTAGAAGCAGATCACTTAGACGAAAGTAAAAATGGATTTAACAAAAGCACTGGTAATCGCATCAAGATGGGCGTGGAAGTAAATAAGCATGATAAGCCAGTTGCCTATCATTTATTTAAAGAACATCCATACGACAGGACATATATGGGCAACATAGAACATATAAGAGTGCCAGCAGATGAAATAATACATGCTTACTTACCACAAAGAGCAGAACAAACTAGAGGTGTTTCTTTAATTGCTACTGCTATGGCTAATATTCGTATGCTCGGAGGTTATTTAGAAGCTGAAATAGTAGCTGCAAGAGTTGGAGCTTCAAAAATGGGGTTCTTTACTTCAAGCGATGGGGATGGATATGTTGGCGATGGTTATGAGAATGAATTTAATCCAACAATGAACGCACAAGCTGGCGTATTTGAGCAATTGCCTTCTGGAATGGATTTTAAAGCATTTGATCCTACACATCCAACGTCTGCATTTGAATCTTTTACAACTAGCGTATTAAGAAGCATAGCATCAGGTTTAAATATTTCTTATCACTCATTATCTAATGATTTAACTTCAGTAAATTACAGCTCTATTAGACAAGGTGCTTTAGAAGATAGATCTATGTATATGATTTATCAGCAGTTTGTAATAGAGCATTTTATCAACCCTGTATTTCAATCATGGTTAGAAATGGCTATATCTACTGGTTATATTAATTTGCCAATGGGCAAGTTTGATAAATTTTCTAATTCAGTGAACTTCATACCTAGATCATTCTCTTGGATTGATCCTTTAAAAGAAATGCAAGCAAACGTAGTGGGTTTACAAAATGGAACTCTTACTTATGCAGATATATCAGCATCTTATGGAAGAGATACAGAAGAATTATTTGAACAACATCAAAAAGAAATAGAACTAGCTAAACAATACAACATTGAAATAGCTTATCAGCCATTTGGTGCGGCAAAAATGCCAATAGAGCCAAACATAGAAGGCGGTGATGATAATGAGTAATGAAAAAAATAGAGCAAGACCAGATGAATTAAAGACTGGTGATTTTGTTAGTTGGAATAGTTCAGGCGGTAGGGCTAAAGGAAAAATAACAAAAATTGAAAGGGATGGAAAAATAAATGTTCCAAATAGTGATTTTACTTTAAATGGAACAAAAGAAAATCCAGCCGCATTAATACAAGTTTATAGAAGCAGTGAACCTACAGACATTACAGTAGGACATAAATTTAGTGCTTTAAGAAAAATTAATCCCATTAGGGATTTTAACGATTTCAGTTCAAATGAATTGGAAAAACATCCACTTAATAGTGAGGAAAAATCTATGGAAAATAAAGAAGATAGACATATCCTCAATGTTAGCGAGACAGACAGCACTGTTGTTGTTGAATTTGCAAAACATGAGGATGAAGAACACGAAGGCGAAGAAGTAGAGATGACTGATGAAGTATCTATGTCTTATTCAGATGAAGAAGAACGAAAAGTAATTGATATGCCTATGAAATATAGGACTATTGATTTATCTAGTTCTGAATATATTGATGAAGAAAATAGAAGGGTACGAGTTGGTGTTTCTTCAACTGAACCTGTTGAAAGAAGTTTTGGGATGGAAGTCCTAGGACATGATGCTGGTGATATAAACATGGAGTTTATAGCATCTGGTAGAGCACCATTATTACTAGATCATGATATGACTAAGGTAATTGGTGTGATTGAAGAATTTAAACTAGACGAGACTGCTCAAAGGACAATAGCAGTAGTCAGATTTGGAAAATCTGATTTAGCTCGCGAGGTATTTGATGATGTAAAAGATGGAATAAGAATGAATATATCTGTTGGTTACAGGGTCGATAAATTAACCAGAATGAATGACAAAGACGAAACTTATTACAAAGCAAAATTCACACCGCTTGAAATTTCAAGCGTATCTGTACCTGCTGATCAGTCAAGGCTTGTCGGAGTTGGTCGTTCTAAAGATAAACAAAAAACACAAACAACAAAGGTAAAAATAATGGAAAACGAAAAACAAGAAATTAATCTTGATGAAGTTAGATCCCAAAGTGCTGATGCTGCTAAAAAAGAAATGGCTAAAAACTCAAAAGAGATTTTAGACTTAGCGGCTAAACACAATAAAAGAGATTTAGCTCATAAAGCAATCG